TTCAAGAGCAGATCGACATGGAAATGACTTCTGGCAATAGAATCCCAATGCCATTAATAGAAGCAGTAACTTCTGCTCGTACAGAATATAACCAGTGCGTTACTCGCCAGCAAAAGCTTCTTAATGATCTCAAAATTAAGAGAAGCGAAAGGCTTTCTAGTCTTGTTAAAGAAAACGCGTCTATTCTTAACCTTGTCCAAATGTGGAAAGACGAAGACTCAAGAAGAGAAATGATAAAGATGGCAGACATGAGACGAGAAGTCTTAAAAACTGAGATTGGTCGTTTGTCGTCTATGGACGACGTGAAAGCTAGGATTTTTGGTTTAACAGAAGAGGAGGTATTAGATGGTTAAATGTAAAATTTGCAATTTAGAATTTGAAACAGACAAATCTTTTCATGGGCATCTTAAGTCTCACAAATTAAGAATGGTAGAATACTATCAAGCTCATGAGCCAAGGTATGATTTGCTTACTGGAGAATTAATAAACTTCAAAAACAAAGACTACTATTTCTCTAATGACTTTAACAATAAAGTCTCAATGAAAAAGTGGTTGAAAGAGCAAACCGTAGATGCTCAGAAAGATTATTTAAAAAAATTTCTCTCACAAAGAAAAGAAAAACATAAACTAGCTTATGCGCCTACTGAAGTGGAGCTCCGCTCTATTACTAGTCCTCCCGTTCCTTATTATCACAGCCTTTTCTCTGATTATTATCGTCTATGTGATGAGATGGGCTTTAAAAATAAATACGAATACCCAAAAGAAGCTCTGAAATACAAAATTAAAGACGGTTTTAGTATTTATATTGATACCAGAGAGCAAATGCCTTTAGTTATAGATTACCCTACCGAAGTTAAAGGCCTAAAATTCGGAGACTACGCTATTAATGACCCAGAAAACAAATGTTATATAGAAAGAAAATCTATATCTGATTTTATTGGCACAATGAGCGGCGGCTACGAGAGGTTCTGCCGAGAAATAGAACGTTCAGTCGCGGCAGAAGCGAACCTTATAATACTAGTAGAGCGCCCTTTGCAAGAGTGCTTAAGCTTTCAATATCTTAATTACGTATCCAAAAAAATCAAAGTTACTCCAGAGTTTGTTTTCTTCAACGTGAGAGAGTTAATACAAAAGTATTCTAACGTGCAATTCTTATTTGCAGATGGCAGAGAAGAGTCTGTCAGGATAATGAAAAAAATATTTTTTAGTGAAGGAGAATATAAAAAATATGACTTACAATTAATGTACGACTTAAAACTACTGTGATATGTGGCACGAAACAACAAAATATAAAAAGAAAACAGAAAACTACAATGAGACTTTTAAAAAGCTTCAAGGAGAGTTGGAAGACAAGGAAGCCAAGATAACTCTTTGTAAATTTCTACGTCAAAATTTATATTTTACTACTTATTTGCTAACAGGTATTAAACTAGCGCCTTATCAAGAAATTACTTTGAAAGGAATGTTTAATAGAAATTTTAACATGTGCGTTTGGGGTCGTGGTTGCTCGAAATCTTTTATAGCAAGCGTTTATTGCGTATTGCAGTGTGTCTTTGAGCCTAATACAAAAATTTTAATAGCTGGTCCTACTTTTCGTACAGCAAGAGCTATTTTTAATAATATAGAAAAAATGTCCGAAACAAAAGGCGCAGAATTACTGATGCAAGCTTTCGGCGCTAAAAGCAAAAGAAATGATTTATACGAATGGGATATTAATGGCGGATCAATCAGAGCTATTCCTCTAAGCGGCGAAAAGATTCGTGGTTTTCGTGCGAACATTCTTGTGCTTGACGAGTTCTTGCTACTCCCAGAGGAAATTATCAAAAATGTATTGATGCCATTCCTTGTTGCCCCGCAAGACATGACGAGGCGTATTAATATTCGTGAAATGGAAGACTTGCTTATCGCAGAAGGCAAGATGACAGAAGAAGACAGAATGGTTTTCGTAAATAACTCTAAGATGATAGCTTTGTCTTCTGCTAGTTATACATTCGAAAACTTATATAAGACTTATCAAGAGTGGATTACAAAAATTACTTCTCCAGAAAAAGAAGAGTCTAGTTATTTCGTTTCTCAGCTAGGGTATGAGGCTCTACCGCCGGAGATGATAGACAAAACAATTATCGAAGAAGCTCAAGGCGGAGGATCGTCTCACTCTTCATTCCTTAGAGAGTATTGCGCTCAATTTACTGATGGTTCAGATAGTTATTTTAGCGCGAAAAAGATGGAGCTATGCACTCTTAAAGATGAGTATCCTCACACTTTAGTAAAAGGAACTAGTAGCAAGAAGTATATTGTTGGCATAGACCCTAACATGAGCGATAGCCCAAATGCAGACTATTTCGCTATAGCAGTAATGGAGTTAGATGAGGAGACTGGGATTGGAATTCTTGTGCATACTTACGCTGGCCTTGGAAATTTAAATAATCATGTTAAGTATTTTTCTTACATCATGACTTATTTTAATGTCGTTATGATAATGTGCGACAATGCTGGTGCAGATATTTTTATTGATACATGCAACCAGTCGGAGATATTTAAAGCTGCAAAAATAAATATGAAAACTCTTAATTTCAATTCAGAAGCCGAAGGCCAAGATCTCGAAATGGAATTACGAAATGCTAAGTCCCAATATAATTTATCTGATCATAGAATAGCTTTCAATCAAGTCTTTACATCTAACTTTATAAGAAAAGGTAATGAATACTTGCAGGCTTGCATAGATTATAAGAAAGTTCTATTCGCTTCTAGAGTTTGCTCTAATGATAAGTTTTTCGATAATGTTGTTGGGATTAGTCTTCCTAAAGATTTAATATTTACAGGAGATAAAGCTGATTGGAGCAATTTAGATTTCATAGAGAATCAAGACGACTACATCTATCAAACTAAAAAACAATGCGCTCTAGTAGAATACACAACCACTTCTAGAGGAATGCAAAATTTTGATCTACCGCAGCATTTGAAAAGAGGATCTTCAACAACTAGAGCTAGAAAAGATAATTATTCTGCGTTTATGTTGGCAAATTGGGGCGTTAAATACTATAACGAAATAATGAAACAAACTGCAGAAATTAACACATTTACATTTACTCCAGTAATGTTTTAGTGTAACTTTATAATAGCATGGCTAATTTGATTAGAAGAAAGCAGGTAGATCAGCCAGAGTTTTCTGGATTTATTGTGGAGGTGGGAGATGATAATTATTACCCATTGACCTCTAATCCGGAGGGGTACGTTGATGCAGCGGCATTGAGCTCTGCAACAGGAACATTAAATTCTATTATCAACAGCACCTCTGGAAATTTAAATACGAAGATTGACAGCTCTGGTAACGCTGCGGCCGCTTTTTCTAATAGCATAAGTGGAGCCCTTTCGACTCGTCTTACTGACACTGGAAATTATTTATTAGCAGAAATAAATTATTTCAGCGGTTATACTATTTCATTAAGCGGAGCCTTGAATAGCGGTATTGCTTCTGCTAGCGGCAGCGTCAGCACAAAGGTTGACGTAGCAAGTGGATCTTTAAAATCTTATACAGATACAGTTTCTGGGTCGCTTAATAATCAAATTACAACTGGATCTAGTGCCACAAATGTAAATAATATAGCTAGTGGAAATAATTTTAATTTTAGCGGCTCAAAAACTTTTGCATCTCCGATAACCGCGCAAAGAATAAATATTAGTGGATCTACTAACCCAACCACCATCTCTCTTGTTGCCTCTTCTGGAGTTGTATCTATAGTTGGAAACGCTGGCACTTTTGTTAGCTACTTTGAAACGGGGGCCAATGCTTCTTTGTTCGCTGTGACTGACTCTAATGGATTGCCAATGATAGAGTTGTTCGATGACTATACTTTGATTTTAGGGCATTCAAGCAGAACGTCTATTCTTATCAGCGGGTTGTCTGGATACGTGTTGCTGCCGAATTTGCCAACTCAAGCACAAACAGGAAGCCTTCCTTCAGGAGTAGTTTTCAGAAGCGGAAACCATTTAATGATTATATAACATGAGAAAGCCAAAGATCCAAGAAGTCAAACCAATGATGACTGCTTACGCAGCTTCTGCCGAAAACGCGCCCCTAAGGGCTCGCAGAAATATTGCTGGCGACATCGAGAGAACAGATAGATTTTATAATATTGATTATGGTCTAGTGCCATTTAAATATTCTAATAGCATACAGAATAAGAGCAGTCTCAATATCAGAGACGCTGTAATTTTGTGCCAAAAGGCTTATTATAATTTCTCTTCTTTCAGGAATGTTATTGATCTCATGACAGAGTTTTCTTGTAGTAAGATTTATTTTACTGGAGGAAACAAGAAGGCTAGAGATTTTCTAGACGCTTTATTTATAAAAATTAACATTGATAATTTCGTAGACAAGTTCTTCAGAGAGTATTATCGCTCTGGTAACGTTTTTATTTATAGATTTGATTACAAAG